TGAGCGAGTACACCGGCCAGTTCATCACGCTTGATTTCGTACTGCTGAAAACGAAAAAGCTTTTGAAGTTCATGGTTCCTATCTGGGTCATCGGACCAAGGAGTGGCATCGAAGCCGAAGATTGATCCAGGGCATGACTCAATGATCCTGCGCCATGTGACGGCGGGCGCATGCTTCGCCTCATCGACGATCAGGATGGCCTTCTTAGAGAAATCGACTGACTCATGTGGGCACCTGACTTCGACGCGAGAGATGTCCACTCCAGCAGCGATGAGCGCAATGGTTGCCTGCTGACAGGTCTCACGAGTGGGAGCGAGCCATCCGAAACTCACATTGGGAAATTTGGTAGCAGCGTATTTGATGATCGAGGAAGCGATCAGTGTCTTACCGCATCCTGCTGGTGCGATGATGAGTCCGCTATGGGCAAGCAATGCCCACTCGACTGCTCGTTGCTGGTAGGGACGAAGCAGAAATGCTTGCGTCGAATTGGTTTCGGGATGATCTTTGGTCTGCATAGCGTTCGTTGCGACTATGTTTGTTTGGGACTCGATCACCCCCGGGAGCTGCACCTCCCGGGGGCTTTCGTTTAGATATTAGATGGCGTCGAGATCAGCGGGCACCTTCTTCATGCGGCGCACTCGGAAGGTCGTTTGTTCGGCCCCGTGCTTGTCGGTGTACTTCTCCTCCTCGATTACGATCACGAGAGACAGACCAACGAATCCCTGAAGGAATCGGAGGAAAGCCCCTCCAATGCTAAAATCGAACTCATCTCCATCAGCGATGTTAGCTTCGGTGGCACTGATGAGTGCCTGAAGCCGCCACATCATGGTGTCCTTGAGAACGAAGCGGTCGCTGATGACCTCGCCGGCTGGCCCCTTGTAACGGAGGGTTGCGACGGCGTTGCCAGACTTGTCGAGTCCATCGTCCTTGCAGGAGTTGACGGTGACGGTGTATTCGCCGGGAGCGGCGAACGGCTTAACTTCTGCGGATGCTCTATCTACTTTGAATGTCATATGATTGTGCGTTGGTTGATGTTTGTTTATTCGGACTGACGAGCCGCCCACGCGGGCAGCGAGAGTGTTTGGGTGGTTGAAGGGTAACAAGGCCAAGAGTTGAGTTCCTGGCATTCGATAAACGTGCGGAGCTGCTCGTCGATAATGGAGTTACCAAGATCGATGGCCTGCTGGTCGAGTTCGTAGCAGCAGACTCCGTAGGGTGCTTCCTTCTCGACTGCGATGAAGATGAACCGGTTGATGCCGGTGATACGCTGATACCAAGCGGCTTGAACGTGGTACCGGAACTGAGCGCAAGACTTGGCGAACGCCGCGGGTGAAGCGTCCTGGGTGGTCTTGAGGTCGATGATGTAATCCTTGCCGATCCCATCAATACGGGCTTTGACCTCGATACCGGACCACTCAGCGAAGTAAGACACCTCGGTCTTGATTCCATCCAGTAGGCCAGCGGCAGCGGGATGAGCGTGAACCGCATCGGCTGCTCCGGTGAGGTTGTACCATTGATCCTGAGGGAGAGGGATCTGCCCGTGGTCGATGATGGCTTGGAAGTCTTCTTTACCCTGCTTGGTGCGACGATCACCAGTGAACATCCTGTAGGTCAGGACGAAGCGTTCCGGCTCTAGGACGGCGCAATGGGCGGCGGTACCGAACTCCAGCGCGGGGCTGGATTCGTTGCGAGTCTTTCCATCCTGCCAAGAGCGGAAGTGCGCGGGCGACTTGCGGAACTGATCGAGACCAGACTTCGAGAGTGCTTTCTCCGCGTGGTAATCCGAAGGCGGCATGTCGTACATGATATCAACCGTGGAAACCTCGTTCTCATTAACCATTGGAAACCTCCGTAGCGATAACCTCGGGGCTGACGATCACGGCGAGCTTGGACAGGATGAGGTCCGGCTTGGAGATGTACTTGGAAGCGACTGCATCGGGAAGATCGCGGAAGGTCTGACCTTCCTGAATGCGACCGGCTTTGAGGAGCAGAGCGTTGACCTCTTGCTCGCGGTCCTCGAACAGGGCTTCAAGCTTGGCGGTGATGTCGAAGCTCTTAGTGGGAGCGACCGATACCTCGGTGAGAGCGGGGGTAAACTCCTCGGTCTCTTCAGGTGTGTAGATGCCGGCCACAACCTCGGGGGCGAGCATGCGAACCGCTTTGCTGATACAACGAGCGCGGAGCATTGCGGAAGGATCCTTGGCCCATCCAGACCCCGGCTTGGCAGGCAGTAAGCCAGCCATCTTAGCGTCCTCGGTGGTGAATGAGATCTCGCAAGCGTTGCCGTCGTAAGTCCAGAGAGCGATGGCGGCGCGGGAGTCGAACTGCTTCCATAAAATCTTGCCTCCGCGGGCACGGTATCCGGCGAGCATGGCATCGGAGCGCATGCTCAAGGATCCGTTGATAATGTGGTATTCTCTCTTAAAATCGAACGGGGTCTTCTTCTCGGCGGCGCATTGCCACGCGATGAGTTTTCCCTGCTCTACCTTGGTGCATCCTAACATGCCGGATGCCGCGATCCACTCGCCCATCTTTTCGATGGCTGAGATGGGGTCTTGGATCTTGGAGTACATCTCGGAGTTATCCGAGGGTGTTGTCGTTGCGATTGAGTTGTTCATTGTGGGTTTTGTCTGAGGAGTTCCTCGATTACATCGGAGCGGACACGGATGGTTCTCTTCGTCGCCTTCATGGCTGGAAGTTTTCCTGACCGGATCCACCGACGCACCGTCTCGGGATGAGTCCCGAGAGCCGAAGCAATCTCTTGGACGGTTAGAAGTTTTACGCTCACGCAAGCCAAAGTAGCAGCGTGTTGCAAACTGTCGAGAGTTTTCTTTCGGAAAGTTTACTCGGGCTCGTCTGCTAGCGTGTATTTGGCGACCGTCTGCTGCATCAAGGCAGAAGGCATTTCGGCCAATCGAGCAAGTCTTTCGAGCTGTTTTCGGCGGCTAATCATGCCAGTTGCTCCTGCGCCGTGAGCCAAAGCAGCGGCAAGTCCTTGATACCCAATAAAATCGGTAATAGATCCGATTCCTGGAGTGGTTCCAAGTTTTTCAAACACTGATCCGGCAACCGTTGCGCCGGCTCCAGCGGCTCGTTGTTTGGCCTGATTTATGACCCTGAATCCGGGGATGATTTGATTCTGAACGATGTCGAAAAGATTTCGGCCAAGAATTGTTTCCAGTTTTGCCGCGCTGTCGGTTCCTACCATGTCTTTAAGAGATTCCATACGGGCTGTCATACCTGTCGCCCCTGGACTTCCGGCGCGAGCGGCACCACCCTCAGATACTTGGAGGAGCAATTCTTCGATGGACTTTGCGCGGATTGATGTCTGGGTGGCCAGAGCAGATGAAGATCCGGCTACGGCCCGTCGTTCCAGCGCATTCATCACGGTTCGCGTGGTTGCGACATCAGGAAGCTGATTAACTGCGCTGGAAAGAAACCTAAGGCTTGCAGGAGTGCCGTGCTGGAGCAAAGCAAGCACTGCCTCAGGCCCTTGCTGTTGAGCAGCAGGCAATCGTTCAATAAAGCTGACGAACCTGTTAAGCTCAGTCGTATTTCCAAACCCAAGTTGAGAAAGAGATCCTGGGCTTGTGCGTTCAATCTTATTGAGATTTGCCGCAAGCGAACTCAGATCAAGTTGCTGTGTAGTTTTGTTGATCGAGTTCTCAATGATTCCTGATTTTACAATCTCATTTAAACCTTGAGGATCAGGCACATTCCTTACTCCAACTTTCCTTAAATCGGATAACAATTGGACAGCGTTTTTGAACGCAGGAGCTTCCGCCCCTTGTTGAGAAACTCTTCCAGTATACAACTCAGCCATCTGCCCAAGTTCTTCGGAACCTTCCTTGAATGCTTGAGATACTCCAAAGTTATCAAGTTGAGGTGTAAATTCGGACCAAAACTTGTTCGCAGTCTTTAGTGATTGATAATCGGCAGGCTTTAGAAGGTAGCTACCTTGATAGTCAATGCTTTGTGTAATCTTATCGGCTATGTCTCTAAGATCCTTTTTAGCCTTACTTACAATTGGATCGGAACTTGATGACGCATCGTATAGTTTTTGTCGTATTGCTCTAAGCTGTGATAGTGACGACGGGGATTGGTTTTCTAAAACCGAATTCAAATCATCCAAATACGGTATAAACCTTCGATTCTCATCTCCGCTTTGCAAATATGGGTGATTTTTCTTAAGATCTAAAATAGCCTGTTCAACTGAGGTTATGTTTTTTCCAGACTTTAGTCCTAAGTTAAAGACCTTGTCGTTTTCAAAGAAGCGAACAGGCGTGTACAAAATGTCTGAGTGATCCTGAATAGCTTTTTTAGTATCATCAAATGTGCGTTCAATCGATTTGCCCATTTTGGCTGATTCAAAAGGCGCGGCAGTTAATATCTGTTGTTCTCTATTAACAACTCTTCTAAACGTGCTTTCAGCATCTTGAAGTGCTTCTTGAGCGAGACTTCTTTGAGCAGCGGTCCTTGCATTAAAAACAGCTTGTTCAGCGTTTATTAATCCTTTTGATTCATCAGCAATACGAGCAACAGTGTTTGGATCTGTTATTCCAAATTGATTCAGTATCTTTCCAATTACATTTTCAGTTGGCTCTGCTTTTCCTTGTAGACCACGAACAGCGGATGTAATTGCATCCGATTGCTCAAGAAGCTGGCGATTAAGTTCTTCCCCACCAGTTCTTGCTGCAATCCGTTTTTCAAAACCAGCCAAAACCGGGAAAGCCTGACCTATGGTCGCTCTGGTTCCAGGACCAATCCGTTCTACGTCTTGAATGTTTTCCAACGCTCGGTTGATCATTCCGGCACCTCCGCGAGCACCCGCGCCAAGTGTTGCCAACGCACCTGGAATTGCTGCTCCGATTAAAGATTCCTTAATCGCACTCGCAGTGCTTGAAAGAGGGTTTTCAAGAGGATTTTCAATTTTTCCCTCAACTGCTCCTGCGGCAAGTCCACCTAAAGCACCTGCTCCTATGGTCGCTTTAGTTGCGCCGGGAAAACCTCTGAAAATAGGAATGCCACCTCGAATTGAAGAACCAGCGATTTCTCCAAATCGATAGTCTTGATCTTCATCCAGTTTCTCGATGGTCTGTGCGCCGGCTTCTCCAAGTCCGGAAGACAACGCTCCTGCTGCGATTTGAATGGGAATGCTGGATCCACCAGTTCCCAATGCAATGGCCAATGGGACTCCATAGCGAGAAACAGTCTTTGGATTGAGTTTTACCGGAGCTTCCTCATCAAACGCTGATCCAGCTCCAGATTCAGCAAGCCTTGCCTCTTCAGCCTGCATTGCTGCACCCATTTTCTGCTCTTGAGTAGGATTGAATCCCGGCTGCTCCTCGCGACGGCGCATCTCTGCAATCGTTGCAGGGGCCTTTTCGGATGCATATCTCCGCACGGTATCTGAGATAACGTCACGAGATGTTCCATCTGGAAACGACAGGATTCCAACTCCCTCAACTCTTACTTTGATAGCCATGTTATTTGATCTCCCTTCCTTGAGCGTCCATATCAATGATAGTGTCTACAGCGTTTGTTCCACCCAGGGGAACTACTTGGCCAACTTTACCCTTCTTACCAAGTGTTAAGAATCCAAATTGATCTCTGGTGTTAAACCAGTTCTGCCTAGCATCTTGAATTTCCCTCTGAGTTGTAGGATCAACAAATATAGCGTTGCGATTGAATCGCTTCTCAATCAAATCATCCTTAAACGCGGAATCAATAAGCTTCAATGCACGAGGCAAGAAGTTGGCCGATTCTGGATCACCAAACAACCGTTTTGCAGACATAAGTTCGTTTCCGGTAAGAGAAGCTCCAAACAATGTTTTCCTCTTTCCAGAAACGTATCCTTCAAATTCCTGAATCACATCGTTTAATGCTGCATACCTTGGATCTTCAACGCCGTATTTATTCTTAATTCCAGTGATCCACGATTTAAATCCATTGAACCCCTTCTGAGAAACCTTTGCTATATCACCAGTTCCCTGAAGTGCAGATATAGATTGAGCAAGTGTTCCAGCCATTCCAAGACCTTCTACATAAGAGTTTAGTGAGTCTCTCTCGTCTTTAACCATTGGCCTTGTAACACCAGCAGAAACTCTAAACTCTTCGTTGTCTTGAGAAGATTTAGGCATCTGATAATACAAAGACTGTAGCTTTTCTTTATCCGGTTTTTCGGATTTAAGCTCCTGCATGAAGCCTTTGACTGCTTCTTCTTGAAACTTGCCTTTTCGTTCAAATTGATACTCACGATTCTTCTGCTCATACTCTCGTCCAAGTATGTTAAATCGAACAACAGCCTCTTCGTCAGGAATCTTACTAAGATCCTCGACCATCGGAATTTCTCCTTTTTGCTGAAGAAAACTAAGTCCAGCCCTTGCTTGTTTCCCTCTCTCTTCCGCAGGGATTTGGCTTTGGGATCTTGCTACCGCCTGCTGAAGCATACCCCTAAGCTGGCCAGCCGGCATGTCGGGTCGAGCCTCAACACCATAAGCACTTAGTCCTGCAACAAGCTCTGGAATATCGGTTTCCCTTGCCAAGTCCTTTGTTTGTTGCAACTCAGCCCTTCTCTGAGCCATTTGATTCGCGGCCTGAGTTGCAGCAATCTTGAAAGCGGGTTCTGCTTCATACTGAGACGGACCCATTGTTTGGCCCAATCCATAACCCATTCCCTCTCCAGCAGCAATTTGCCTACGAAGAGACTTGTTCCTAAAGTCGGCCATCTTCTCTTCAAGGGTTGCTCCGGTAGGAGCCTCAATCCCCTGCTGAAGCGCATTGATCATCAACTGACGATCAAGCATCCGCTGCTCGTCCCGCTTACCAAACTCCTCTTGGAGCAACGCCTGACGCGCACGAGCCGCTTCCTGACCGCGTTGGGTGCTTCCAGTCACTGCGCCGGCAAGACCGCCAGTCAAGACGTTGAAGATGTTGGAAGCGACACCAGGGCGGTATTTCGCCTGAGCCTCGATGTCGGCGGGATCGGGATAGTTGTAGTTCGTAGCCATAGGTTAGTAGCCTCCAGCGAAAGTGTTTTTCTTGCGAAGTGTTCCGGTGGGAACGGGTGTTGGTGCCATGCTGCGATCGGGATTCATTTCGCTCCCAACAGGTTCTTGTACTGGACCCATTCTGTATTGGTTCATTCGATCCTCCATCCGCCGCTGAAGTTCTTCATCTCTAATCTGCTTCATGGCCATAGTCCGTTGTTCGAGCTTGTCGTTCATGCCACTGGCCTGCCCATAGATACCTCCAGTCAGCAAATTGCCAAGACGTTCCATGATGGATGGATCGTACTTCGCAGCCTCGCGTACCAACTCGGGGTTTACGCGAAATGCTTCGGCCTCAGCAAGCTGTTGCTGCTGAAGCTCCTTGTCGCGCCCGCTGAGGTTGTTGTACAAACCACCTGTAGCGAAATTCGCAGCGTTCTGTAGGAAGTTTTCTAAAGCCATAGTGTTAGTACATCAAAGATCTTCCCGCGCTACGTCCACGAATCACTCGCATCGCCGCTGCAAGGATCTCATCGGGGTCATAGTTGATATCTTGAGAGTATCCAGGAGCAAGCAATCCTGCTTCCCTACGAGCGGGAATCGGAACTTCCGTTGGCATCTTAAATGGAATTATACGCCCAGGATTACGAACTGTATCAGTATACTTTGGAGGTTCCGGAAGATTAAGATTAGGTTTAGGAATAGAAACAACTGGTCTTGGTTTAACAATGGTAGGTAAACCAGGCGTAGGAGGTATTCCTGGAGCGAGCAATGGTACCTCTTCTTGAGGAGGTACCGGAGGCGTTGGAGTTTGCCCTCCAAGCGTTTGCTCAATCTCTTCTGGAGTGAGATATTTTACATTCTCATCATCTTTAGGAGGAGCAGGTTTATCAGGTTTTGGGATGTAACGATCAACCCACTTCCATTGATCGTAGTCCATAACAGGGTCCAGCATTCCAGGAGGAATAGGAGGAAGGCCCAACCTTGGAGGGTTTGGAAGAACTCGCGGTTCTACAAAGTCAGGGTTTGGAACAACTTCAATAGGCAACCCGGTGTTTGGGTTGTTTATTATTGTTGCGCTTGTGCTTAATTGTTCCGCTACAGGATTTAGTTGCTCTTGATTTAAAGTCTGAGGATTACTCAGATCTGGATCCGAGTAGTAACTCATCGGATCCACAGGAGGTTGAGCGTATCCAGATTGAGTTACTGGACCGAATTTACTGGCTGGAGATACTTGAACAGCCGCAGGAGCGGCCATTGGAGTAAAAACCGGAGCAGAAGGTTCCTGATATGAACCGGGTGTAAATTCAACGGGAGCTTGAAGGTTCTCCAGAGCCATGAGGTACTTCTCAAACGGAGATATTTCTAAGCGTTGAGATGGCGGAGCAGCCTCGTTTTCAAATGGAGGATTTGATCCTGTGACATTGTACCTTTGCTCGGTTAAAGGATCGAGCGGAGTTCCAATGTTATTGAAAAACTCAAACGAATTTGGAATCTCGTTTGCCATAGGTTAAACCTTTGGAACCAAACTGTTGATTCGAGCTATCATCCAGTTGGCCACAAGCTTCTTGACCTTGGGCTTGTCCTTGAGCCACTTCGCGAACTTCTCGGCGTTGCTGTCATAGAAGCTCTTGAACCACTTGGGTCCAACGAGTTCCTTCCAGAAGTAGAACGCCTCCCACTGATCGGGGATACACTCACGAGCGACGTAACAGCCGACACCGGCTCCGAGTGCGCCGATCGCCCCGGTGACACCCTTGAGAATCGAAAGAGGAGATCCGGCTTGAGAAGCTTGAAAAGCATTCTGAGCGTTCTGAAGAGCGAAACTGGATCCAGTCTGGAGCAACTGACCTGGTCCTGCTTGCTGCATACCTTGGATGTATTGAGGCGGAGCAAACGGAGAAGCTCCCTGCTGGAGGTTACCAAGCTGGGAGGCTTGAGAAACGATCGGCTGGAGTCCCAAGGCGGATTGGATATTCGCAATGTTCTGCTGCTGGGTACCCTGACGTTGCTGTTGCGAAGCCATCTGGCCTGCAAAGCTCTGCTGCATAGCAGTGTTCCGCTGGCCGGTGGCCGCAAGGATGTTCTGGAAAGCTTCCTGAGCTTGGCGATTGGCGACATCACTGCTGGTCTGACCGCTTTGGAGCAGGCCAATAGCTTGCTGCCGACGTTGGACATCGGCGTTAGAGATGGCTTCGTTTACGGCGCGGGCTTCGCGGAATGCCGAGAGGTTACCAAGGAGATTGCCAGTCGAAGTTCCACGAGCGCGAGCAGCTTGTTCCGCACCTCGGATCATGGCTGGATCAAGCGTACCGGCTTGAGCGAGACCAGAACTGATCTGCCGTTCAAGGTTGCTACGGATTCTTGCAGCCTCACCAGTGTCTTGAGGACCACCCGGCATGCCTACTCGCTCGTAGGAAGGGGACTCAATCGTGTCTTCAGAAATCTGATTAGTTCCGGTTTTTAAATCCTGAAGAAAGTTTTCGTAAAGTGCGTAGCGTTTAGGATCAAGAGTCTCAAGCTCGTTCTTGCGCTGCTGGGCAAACTGAGTGCCATACTTTTGAGCTACAGCAAGTTGAGCTGCGGCCTGTGGATCAGCCAACTCATTGGATGCTTGAGCAATTTGTCGCGTTAGATCGACATCTCCCTGACCGGAGAAATCGTATTCGCGAATTATAGTCTTACCGGTTTTTGGGTCAACGCGAGGATTCCCATCTTTATCGAGCAACACATACGATCCCGCTTGTCCAAGTCGAGAAGCCGCTTCCAACTCTCGAATAATAGGGAAGGTTTCCGCTTGGGCATAAACTGCCTCGCGGTTCGCCGCTGCCATGTCTGGTGCTTTATATGATCCGCCCATAAGAAATCCTCTTGTTAATCAGGAGTTTGAAGTACCTGTCAAAATCGTACAAACGGTTAATGCCTTTTCTAAAACCACCCAGCTTGGTGACGTTTTTAGAGCATAACCTCATCATGGCCAACCAAAGGGTTTGAACCGCATGCGGCTCGGTGCCAATGGCAATCTCAATCCACGCGATGTGACCGTCTGGAAAGTTGTTGTTGAGATCCTCGGATTCCTCAATGGAGTTCAGGAACCGAACGGCCCCCACCCCGACGCACTTTCCTTCCTCGTTCTTCACAATGCCAAACAGTTTCTTGGAACTAAAGATTCCAATCCAGTTGAGGATCTGATCCTCAGTCCATGAGGAGCAAGTTGGCCAATGCTCTCGCAGTAGCTTGGCCGCTTCGATGTTTGTTGGATGTGCGGTCATTGCTGAGGACGCACAGAATCGACGAATCCGGAGAGAATAGTGGATTGCAGAGACAAGCGACCAGCGTCTGCGGTTACCTTGAATTGCAAAGTATTCCAGCGGCCTTGGCTGATCAGGTTGTAAGCCTTCAGGAACTTCTGGCTTGAGGTGATCGCCAGCGCGGAATCGAGCGTTACGAATGTGTCCGACATATCTTTGGCCAACGACACTGCGGCGGTCGTGGTGGCGGTAGTGTACGGGTTATCGAAGGCGAACTGGACGCTGTACCCGATCTTGTCGGGGATAGGTTCGTTGAGGTTGTAAGCCTTGGTGATAACCGTGGATTCGTAATTCGCACCCCCATCGGTGTACGCGGAGCTTGAGACCGGCGACAACCGGCTGTTCGGGAGGTAATCGTTGAAGGACCAGACCTGGCCCGCTCCCGCTGACACCGAGATGATATCGCCGGCAAACATGAGGACGGGTCCAAATGTTGAGAATGATGTTGGGATGAAGTCGTTTACGATCCAGTTGTCCCAGTAACCAAGCCAAGAGCGGGCCAGTGAGTGGTAGACGATGACCGCGTTGTTCTCGTTGAGCGCACCTTCGAGGGCGATATCGAGGCTGTTCTCGGTCAGGAGCGCGTACTCGCTTTCGATTCCGAGGATCGCTGGTTCTTCGGCAACGAACGGAACCGCCAACAGATAGCGGTTGTTCCAGAATACACCGTCGCAGAGATCGAGCTTGGTCTTGTCGATGCGACTGATGAGGTCGTTGATCGGGCTGGAGAGCGCGAGACCTACGCTAGTCTGGGTACCGGCTTGGATCTGCTGGAGAGATCGGATGCCATCTCGGGATAGGAAGAATACGTCAGGACCAACCGCGGTAATGGACCGGTGCGATGAGCAGCCGATATTGCCGCTGATGAGTGATATAGTCCAATCGGCAGCATCCTGCGTAGGATCGGCATTTACGCTCCAAATAGAGCGTTCCTTGAAGACGATGAGTTGATAGCCGAACCAAGAGTAGAGTCCCTTGATTGGATCACCATCGCCACCGATCCGAAGAGACCCGAGAGGATCCCAGGATTCGCCATCGAGGATATCCGAGAAGTAGAGGGTATCGGGCTGGATGGATGTATCCGCGGAAACTGCGAACAACCGATTGGTATGGGTGGTAAGAAAGATCGGCTTGGCAGGAGGCGTGAGCGATACAAAGGCTACGGCGTGAGACGAGGCGGAAGGAGAAATAGTAATCGCTGGAGCGGTCGTATATCCGCTGCCGGGATTGGTGATCGTTATGAATACGAGATTACCATCGTTAGAAACAACCGCAGTGGCCGTAGCCGTGATGCCGCTGGGAGGGGCTGCAACGGTTATCGTTGGAATCGACGAATGGTTGGTCCCCTGATTGATGACATCGATGCGGCTGATCTTGCCGGCTGTGGTGGAGCTGTTGAGGTTTGCGCTTGAGACGTATTTAAGCGTTCCTAAACCGTCCGAATAAAACAATTTGTCATTTAATTGAGCAAAATAGACGTAGGAAGCGGAAGCGTTGAGCGTTGATCCCGAAATCAGGTTGTAGGAAACGCCGGGTGATCCGAAGTAGAGGCTCTTGGTAGAGGTGCTAAGGTCATTAACAGCGATGACAAGGCGTTCGGAAGCGGCTGTGTCGAAGTAGAAACCGGACAATACCGTCGCGTTGATTGGAAGGTTACTGCCAAAGTTGGAAGTCGTTGACTCCCAGTTGGTGATGATGTCCTCCCAGTTGGCGGTGATGCTGTTGCCTGCCAGTGAAACGGCTCCTAGACGGGTGACGAGATTACCGAAGTCGTCGTAGTCCATGTTGATGGCCGATTCCATGCTGGTTGCAGGAATGCCATCGGGACGAGTGGCTGAAATTACGCCGGTCGAAAACCCAGTGCTTCCATCCAGAAGCATCTGGTCATCGAGAGCATCTGAGGATTGGAATGGCATGGCGGACTACAGGATGTCTTGGAACGTGTAATCGTACAAGCTATCTGGGATGATGCGGCTGATTTGCTGTTGTTGGCCGCGTTCCATGTCTTTCATGATGGAGACCTGAGCGGCTCCCTCTTGGAACTTGGCTTGGGCTTTACCGTACTGCCGGGAGTATTCGAGGAGATCGCCTTCAGTGTAGGCCATTAGAGCGTTCTCTACGCCTCGCAGCTCGAAGTTGGTATCGTTGGAGATGGTTGTTGCCTCACCGAACTGCCGCATCTGCGATTGCTTCTTTGCGAGGATGAAGAGAGTTCCATCGGCATTGGGCGTGGGAACGAGCTTGATGCGGGGAACACCGGCCTCGCCATAAGCTCCTCCAATGAGCCGGGTCCAGTTAACGAAGTTGCCGGGGGTGGCTTTACGGCTATCGACGTTGTTCCAGGTGTTGGGATCGAGCTGGAAGAACGAGACCCATTCCGCGGCGGGCACTTCGATGCCATCGGTATCTCCGGTGACCGTGAAGCGGATGGCTACGGGGAAGTCGATGAAGGTATTGTAACCGGTCCCTGAAGCGTATGCAGAGGTGACGTAATCGGAGAGGGTGACGATCTCAGTTCCGGCGGTGACTGGATGAGAGATAATGCCGAGGGTATCGTTCCACAGGCAGGAATCCCAGATCATCGAGTAGCGGCGGATACAGAACTTCTTGGCCAACGCGATGGTGGCCGA